GATCTGCCCCACTTGTAAATGTGCCGGGGTTGGTAGTCCCATCCTTTTCATCTCTTACGACTGCGTAGCTAACAAACTTGCCACCGACACCACTAGGTAGCGTCACAGTCTTGCCAGTCAGATCAAGCGTACTGCTCAAATCAGCCGCAGTAACAACCCCATCCTGTACAAGCGATACGCCAGTTGTTCCGTTTAGTTCTAGTGCCATCTTACACCACCACCCATCTTGATCCTGTTGGTACTGTGACTGTCACGCCTGTGTCGATTGTCAACGGGCCAGTCGATAATGCATTTGTATTTGTTGTCAGCGTGTAGTTCGTTGTCACTGTCTGTCCATTCTCATAAAAGATCTCGTCTGATCCGCCGCCAGTCGCTCCACCACCTAGGTCCACCCCAGCATCAATCTTAGCTTGAGTGATAGCACCGTCAGCAATCTCAGCAGTATCGACTAATCCATCTGAAATTAAGTCAGCTAAATTACGTGCTTTAGACATTAGATAGTCTCCGGCCAATTGTTAATAGGAGCATTGCCCGTGGGCATACCGTCAGCGTCCACAGGAGCGTCATAGAGAGCTTTAAATTGTTCTAAGGTAGTAGCACCAGCTATGGCAGTTTCAATAGCCTCTGACGCAGTTCTGACAGCCGCTCTGTAATCCAAGACGGCAATTGGTATTTCCGCTCCCGTCTCTGCCTTGCGTGTAACCATCCAATCAGTTGGTTGTAGGAGTCCAGCCGCTGTTGTTTTGACTTGGGAGATTGCATTAGACTTTAGCCCCCTAGTTATAACCTGATTGCCGTCAATGTCAAGTACTGGATCACCATTTTCATCCACTTCATTTACATCGTCTAATGACTTAGCAACACCAGCACTCCAGTAGAATCTGTTATCAAATGCTACAGGCTGTAAGTCCTGATTCCACACCAGACCTTTAGCGGCTCCTCGTCTGTCCAACGATTCCACTGTGCAGGATGTTGTACACCTTCAGCGTCAGTCCACGCCCTGCCTTGCTTGATGACTCTACCTAAGTAAGTCCACATTGTTTCTATCTCCTATCAGCGAGCGTTGCTGTACTTAAATGGGTTTTCGGCAAAGGCCATGTAGATGTATCTTTGGCCTGAAGTGTTTTTTGATTGGTGAGATCCACGAATCTTGAAACCATTGGACAAAACATCAATTTGTCTGTCTGTGTTTATTGTTTCTTCGCTAGCTATGTGTGCCCTCAAAAAACGATAAGCAATGTTGTATGGATCTCTTTTTGTGTCGGTTATCTCAAAGCCTTCAGTTATTGCCACTGCTTTAATGATTATATAAGCAGGTCTAAACCCTGTGTACACAAATGGGCCATCTGCCAATCCATTTCCGACATAGCTTGAAATTTTTGAATAAGAATCGACACTGTGGAAGCAGTATGCAATCATCCCACCGTCAGAGTTGGTGTGCTTTCGTGAGCCAATAGAAAACACAGAGCTTGTCGGTGCTGTTCCATTAAAGAAGCCATTGTCAGACGCTTCTGCCGCATTTCCACTGGCAGAGAATAAAATCAATCGGTATGACGCTGAAGTTAATCCGCTGTGATAAACAGCACCATCGTAAGTATCCAATGGCTTGAACATTATCATTTCTGGTGCTTGAGACAGACCGTGAAAAACAGTGCTTGCAGTACCGTTTGTGCCTGTTGAATCTCCAGTGTAACTTACGATACTGAATCCACTATCGGTATTTGCAGAACCAGAGCTTGCGATTGATGCTCCATTAGTTCCGGCTGAATTACTGAATGATGTTCCTGCTTTCCAGTTCCAAGCAACGTATGCGTTAGTTCCTTGATCTACACGATTACCTGTACCAACAGTAAACCCATCAGAATCAAATGAAATTAAGTTTCCTGTTACATCTTGCGCGGCATTTGTTTCAGATGTTAAAAACTTTCCTGCGCCACGAACTGCATCTTCAAGGTTATGTCCTACTGCTGTTGTACGTTGCTTGATCCATACAAAGTCAGGTTGAAAACCAACTCCGGTGACAGATTGTCCGTTGTTATTATTAGCCGTATACAACACCGAATTAAAGTAATCCTCTGGACTGCTTCCCTGTGCAGGGTCTATCGCAGGGTTTGGTAAGTTGGCTGTGCTGAGTGGTAAATATGCCATGTCTAGTTCCTACGCAGGTGGATCGTATTTGAATGGTTGTTGGCCGAAATTGGCTGTGAACACCGCTGTGCCAGTACCGTTCGCTACATAGACTTGCAAGTTTTCTGCTTCATCCGCAGTAAATGTAAACGTTGGATTTGAACCAGTTGCAGGATTACCTGTTGTACCGCCACTTGAGTCATACCAACTATTGTTTACACCAAGCCATCCTTTACCGTTGTCAATATCCCAAGCCCATTGAATTACATCACCATTAGCCAAAGTGATTGTTGGCTGTGCAATCGCAGTTGTTTCATCTCTTAGGAAGATGTCAGCAGGAGCATAACCACTATACTCAGCACCCCATTTGTTTGCTTGTCCTGCGTGTGCAGTAGTTGCAGAGTATTCTGTTGCCTGAATCCAACCCCAACCAATTTCATACGTTACCGTGTCGATAGTTGCTTCACAGTACCATTGTCCGCTTGTTGGACGCATTGTTGCACCCATATAAGAGTTTGTTGGTACAGATGCTTTGAGGTTCCCATCAGATAATGTTGTTGTTGCCGCAATGGATGCTGATTTCTCACCACCTCTAAACAAAGGATTCCAAGTTGCAAAGTTATCAGTCGGACTGTCTGCAACGGTATCGTTATGGTCTAGGTTGACTGATTGCCAATCGTTGTCATTACCAGACTGATCTAACCAGAAGGCCGATTCTCTTGTGTCTGCAAAGGCGGCATAGATGTATGTTTGCCCTGATGTATTGAACCCACCTTCATCTGTTTTAATCTTAAATCCAGTATCAGTAAACTCAATAGGCTTGCCAGTTATAATCTGGCCTTCATAGTAAGCCTCGTTTGCAAACAAGACTTCATCACCGTCAAAGTCTACATCTCGTGTACTATCCACCATATTCCAGTTAGACGTACCAGATGATTTCTTAAACAAGATAAAGCTAGGTTTAAATCCAGTGGTGATTTCTAACGATCCATCGGTAGTACCGTCACCAAGATAGCTATCAAACTTAGAGTAGCCAGACTTCTCTGCCCAACAGTATGCGATGTGGTCATACCGATTATCGTTAGTGCCGTTGTTTGTGCCTACTGTAAAGTTCGTTGAAGTTGGCTCCGTATCGTTCCAGTGCGAGCTTTGGTCAGATCTTCCGTTGGTTGTATGAAGATATATGACGTAATCAGCAGGATTAGTTGCGTCTATGGCTGAGTGGTACACAGACCAACCAAACGCACCACCTAAACTTTTAACAAGGATAAAATCTGGTGCTTGGCCTAGGTGATGCGGAACATCTTGAGCAGGGCCAGTACCCGCAGGATCACCACTTCCCGCATACTTAATGATGGAAAACCCATAGTCAGTATTAACTGAGCCAGAGTATGCTTTAGATTGCGATGTCGTTCCTGATACAGCGGTTCCTGCCTCCCAACACCAAGCAACAAAAGTAGATGTGCTTCCACCATCGTTGGTAGCTCCGCCAGATCCTACTGTAAATCCATCTGAGTCAAATGAAATAATTGAGTTGGCATCAGTGTCTTCGGCACTATCTAAGTTGCTAAAAATCTGCTTACTTGGCCCACGAATTACATCGTGCAATTCATGATTGTAAGTTTGCGCTCGTGCTTTCACCCAGACCAAACTTGGAGAAAACCCCACGCCAGTAATGGATTGTGATTTCGGAGAATTTCCTTTCCATAATACCGCATTGAACGCCTCAACCTCTGTATCGTCTTGGAAGTTGAGGTAGAACCCATTCGTACCCATTGTGAAGTCTGTGGCTGTGACGTTCTTCGGAACCCACACACCGTTCTTGGTTTCACCGAAAGCGTCAGCGTCATGGGCTGTACCGTCAATAAAGAATACTTCGGCTAGGTAGCCGTCAAAGAAACTTGTCCCACGATTGGAGCCTATGTAATGCTCATTAGTGTAATTAAACAATCCATCAGTATTTTGAGATGGATAGGTTGCCGTACCTAACGATGTGACTTGTTCACCATTTACATAAATTTTAATTCGGTTAGAGTCTGTGGCTT